TGATCGTGAGACACATGTCCGGCCAGTTGTTAAGAAAGAGTCTACAGAAACCTCTAAGTTTGAACCAACTAAGAGTTCAGTTGGAGATGACTTTGATCTCTAATAATTAGAAAGGGGGAGTGAAAGCTCCCCTTTTTTTATAACTTAGTTAGATGTTCAGTACTAGAAATCTAGTTGACACTCACAATGATGTACCCAGCTATTGGGTATTTCAATACTATCTTAATCTACCTGAAGTACTAACCGGTCAAGCTGTAAAAATTAAATCTATATTCAATGCCAATGAGCGCACACCAAGTATGTGCATCTATGTAGATAGCTCAAGGAATGAATATATGTTTAAAGACTTTTCTACCGGGACCTATGGTAGCAAGATTGATCTTGTTAAGACTATATTCTCTATAGATTATGGTCTAGCTGTAAGTAAAATACTAGATGACTACAATAGTTATGTAAAGAAGAATGGTTCTGTAGATATTACTATCAACCCTGCAGCTAAGTGGGAGATAGATAATATTAAAACAAGAACCTGGAACACTGATGATGCAGACTATTGGTTACAGTTTAGAATTGGTACTAGCTTACTTAATAAATATAATGTCAAACCCCTTGAGTATTATAATATGCTCAGGGTTGACAATGGTAAGGTAGATAAGATCAAGATAGAAAGCGCATGTATGTATGGTTATTATACTAAAGATGATAGTCTTTATAAAGTATATAAACCAAAGAGTAAAAAGCGCAAGTTCTTTAGAATAGGGTCTCACCTGCAAGGGTTAGATCAATTGGAATATAATCAGCCGTATCTTGTGATATGTTCATCTTTGAAAGATGCAATGTGTCTAAAAGGATTTGGATATAATATTGAAGTAGTAGCACCTGAAAGTGAGACTAGTGTAATTAAACCAATATATATTGAAAGCTTTAAGAAAAGATACAAGAAGATTATCACCTTGTTTGACTCTGATAACGCAGGTTATCAAGCAATAGAAAGGTACAAAGAACTATATGATGTTAATGGTTGTGCATTAGATATTGCTAAGGATATATCTGATGCTGTAAAAGATCATGGATTTGAGAGGGTGCATGCAGAGCTCAAACCTTTACTCAAAAAAACTATATATGAATAAATGGTTTATACCGGGCAATGTCCCGTCAAGTAAGAATGGTAGGAGATGGACAGGTAAATATTTTATCTCCAGCAAAACCGTAATGAACTATAGAAAAGCTACAAAGTCTTTATATGAAGATATGAAGGATGACTTTGTAGAAGAGTTCTCTAAATATAAATATCCTGTAAGAATAGGGTTCACCTTTCATAGAGGTAGTAGACACAAATTTGATTATGTTAATCCTTTACAAACTGTACAGGATGATATGGTTAAACACGAGTGGATAGAAGATGATAATGCTGATATCTTACTTCCTGTGTTCTATCAATATGATTATAATAAGGAAGAACCTGGTGTTACAATTGAAATTTTAGAAGATAATATTTTGAAAGATGAAGTTTAAATTTACGTTTGATACGACAGATGATTATAATGATGCTACAAAGTCTTCTCCTGAGTTTTTGTTTGATACTATAAGATTTAAAGTAACAAGAAAGACTGGTGTAATAGATTATCCAGTTTATTCTAAGGAAGAGTATGTGTTAGAAATGTTTAGACTACATAATAATGATGATGTAGTAGAGTTTCATGCATATCCTACTGAACACTTTTATGATCAATACAAGTATTATGAATCAATGATATAGCTTATGAAAGATATAGCAAATCAAGTTTCTAGATCATCTAAGAAACTTTTATTTAAAGAGCCTTTTTACGGGCTCTTTTTAGTTGGACTAAATAAGGAATACTCTGAGAGAGTTCCTACTGCAGGTGTTAGTAAGAATGATATAGGTGTAAAGCTAGCTATCAATCCAAAGTTCTTTATGGATCTTAATGAAGATCATAGAATGGGATTGATTAAGCATGAGCTTTTACATATATCTTTTGGTCACCTGCTTATACGTGATAAGTATCCAGATAAGAAGCTATTTAATATTGCTGCGGATCTAGAGATCAATCAATATATAGATAGAAGTTGCCTGCCTGATGGTGGTATAACTATGGATACCTTTCCAGAGTTAAAGCTTGATAGAAGAGCGGGTACTGATTATTATTATAAGGAGTTGGGTAAAGCTCAACGGGATGGTACATCTCCTTCTCTAGAGAGTATACTAAACCAAATGGATGGTAGCTCTCAATATGATCACCCTACATGGGATGAGATGAATGATTTATCTGAATCTGATAAGAAGCTTATACAGAAGCAGATAGAACATCAGTTGAAGGAGACTGCAGAAGCAGTAGAGAAGAAGCAAGGTTACGTACCAAGTGAGCTTGCAGATTTAATACGTAGACTGACAAATCCTGAACCTGCTAAGTTTGATTGGAAAGGATATCTAAGAAAGTTCTTTGGTAACTCTACTAAGAGTTATACTAAGAAGCTTAGAAGAAAGTTCAATAAAAGATATGCAGGTAGTCCAGGTCTGAAGATTAAATTCAAAAACAATATTCTTGTTGGTGTAGATACTTCTGCATCAGTAAATAATGATGAGTTAAAAGAGTTCATGAATGAGCTCGTGCATATGCATAAGACAGGTCATTGTATTACTGTAGCACAGTGTGATACACAGCTAACAAGTGTTGAGGAATTTAATCCTAAGAAAGATTGGGATATCAAAGGTCGTGGAGGTACTGACTTCCAACCTGTTATAGATCATTTTAATCAGAATAAGAGCAAGTATACTGCTCTAGTATATTTAACTGATGGTGAAGCTCATTCTCCTGCAGACTGTCCTAAGAATACTTTATGGGTTCTTAGTAGCAGATCAGATATGAATGAGGCGTTACCAGGTAAAGTAATTAAACTAAACTAATCATGGCACAAGTTAATTTAAATATTGATGAACTAAAGGGTTTTGTAAACCACATTATAGAAAACAATCGTTTCCTACAGAAGGAAAGTAAACCACCAGTTGCAATTGAGGTTGTAGGTGAATTTTCAACTAACAAAATTACTTTCCTGTTTGGAGAATCAGGTATTGGTAAGACCTCTACTATTGTAGAGTTAGCAAAGGAGAATAATCTAGACTTTGTAAAGTTGAATCTAGCACAGATTGAGGAGCTGGGTGACTTAGTAGGTTTTCCTGTACGTCAGTTTCAGATGTACAAGGAAGTAAAAGTTAAACCGTCTAATGATGGACTTAACTATACTGCTGCACAAAGAGCTGCTGCATCTAAGGATGTTGCAAACATGGCTACCAAAAAGGTAGGTCAATGGGTAGATGAACTCGCAGTCAATGAGTATCTAAAGAATGGTTTCAAGATGACCGGTAAGAATAGAATGTCTTACTGTGCACCTGAGTGGATCTCTGATAAGAAGCAAGGTGGTATCCTTCTACTAGATGATTGGAACCGTGCTGATGTAAGATTCATTCAAGCTGTTATGGAGTTGATTGATAGACAGACTTATATCTCTTGGTCTTTACCAAAGGACTGGCACATCATTCTAACTGCTAATCCAGACAATGGAGACTATATGGTTAATAGTATTGACTCAGCTCAGAAGACTCGTTACATTACTGCAAACCTAAAGTTTGATGTAGATGTATGGGCAAGATGGGCAGAGGAAGCTAACATAGATACTAGATGTATTAACTTCTTATTGCTTAACCCAGAGTTGGTGACACAAGAAACTAATGCAAGATCTATTACTACGTTCTTTAATTCTATCTCTAGCTTTGATAGCTTTGAAGACAACCTAGCTATGATCCAAATGATTGGTGAGGGCTCTGTTGGTAGTGAGTTTGCTTCTATGTTTACTATGTTTATTAATAATAGACTTGA